AAAACTGGGCGCGGCTGTACTGTCCTGGTGCCATCCTGGGTGTTTATACGCTAGATGAAATGGATGTCAAGCAACCGCGCGATATGGGCACCGTGCGTGATGTTTCGCAACCTGCCGATCAGGCATCCAACGGCCTGCTGGAGTCAGCAGAAAACGCCGCAGCCGATGGGCTGGCATCCTACGCAGCATTCTGGAAATCGGCCAGCGACGAGACTAGAAAAGCCATCGGGAAGATTGAGCACAACCGGCTTAAAGCGTTGGCAGCAGCAGCAGATGCAGCCCGCACGGTTGACAGTGCGCAGCAGCCAGTAGCAGCGTTCGAAGATGTTATGGCTGCAATGGTATCAGCGAAGGATATTGACGCACTGTACGCAGCATACGGGCTAATTACGGGGTCTATATCACCAGAGGAATCTGAGTTGCTTGATGGCAAATTCAACGAACTCAAAAACGCACTGACTAGCGAGGCATCATGAAAATCTATCAAACAATTGAGCAGGGCACCGATGAATGGCGATCCCTACGCGCGGGGAAGATAACTGCCAGCCGTGCCAAGGATGCACGTGATTACAAAGCATTGACCAAAGCGCAGGAAAAGGAAGGCCGCACCCGTGGCGATCCGTCCGCAAAATTGTTGGGCTACGCGGCGCAGGTGGCCGTGGAGCGCATAGCTGGCAGGCCAATTGACCAAGGCTTCGAGTCATGGCAGATGCGCGAGGGTCACGTGCAAGAGCCGGAATGTCGCGTGGCATACGAGTTACGCACAGGAAACACAGTGATAGAGGTCGGATCAATCGCAACTGATGACGATGTGTTTTTGTACTCACCTGATGGACTGGTTGACGACGATGGCCTGGTAGAAATAAAAACCCTACTCAGTGCAGACAGGATTTGCTCCATCGTTGGCGATGGCGATATTTCTGATTTTGTTGACCAATGCAATTTTGGCTTGTGGCTCACGGGGCGCAAATGGATTGATTTGTGTATCTGGGTGCCTGCGCTGGCAGAGATAGGGCTTGATTTGACTGTCCACAGAATCACGCGAGACGAGGACGCAATTGCTGATATGGAGCGTGACCTTGTTGATTTCGCGGAGCGGGTGAACGAACTGGAACGCAAGTTGCGCACAAAAGCAAAAGGGATTTGAAAATGAACTTCATAACGATAACTGGCAATCTGGGCAAAGATGCCGAAAAAAGGTTCCTCCCAGACGGAACTTCGGTTCTGTCTTTTTCTGTGGCCGACAGCCAGGGAAAGGACAAGCCCGCTATTTGGTGGGATTGCGGATTGTTTGGCAAACGCGCAGATTCACTGGCGCAGTACATGCGCAAAGGCCAGCAAGTCACAGTAGTCGGCCAGGTGTCGGAGCGTGAGTACACAACCAAGGATGGCGTTACAAAGAAAGCGTTCAGCGTGCGCGTCCAAGATGTTGCACTCCAGGGTGGAAAGCGCGACGACGAGGGCGGTGGAACCGGCTACGAAAACTGGGCGCGGCTGTACTGTCCTGGTGCCATCCTGGGTGTTTATACGCTAGATGAAATGGATGTCAAGCAACCGCGCGATATGGGCACCGTGCGTGATGTTTCGCAACCTGCCGATCAGGCATCCAACGGCCTGCTGGAGTCAGCAGAAAACGCCGCAGCCGATGGGCTGGCATCCTACGCAGCATTCTGGAAATCGGCCAGCGACGAGACTAGAAAAGCCATCGGGAAGATTGAGCACAACCGGCTTAAAGCGTTGGCAGCAGCAGCAGATGCAGCCCGCACGGTTGACAGTGCGCAGCAGCCAGTAGCAGCGTTCGAAGATGTTATGGCTGCAATGGTATCAGCGAAGGATATTGACGCACTGTACGCAGCATACGGGCTAATTACGGGGTCTATATCACCAGAGGAATCTGAGTTGCTTGATGGCAAATTCAACGAACTCAAAAACGCACTGACTAGCGAGGCATCATGAAAATCTATCAAACAATTGAGCAGGGCACCGATGAATGGCGATCCCTACGCGCGGGGAAGATAACTGCCAGCCGTGCCAAGGATGCACGTGATTACAAAGCATTGACCAAAGCGCAGGAAAAGGAAGGCCGCACCCGTGGCGATCCGTCCGCAAAATTGTTGGGCTACGCGGCGCAGGTGGCCGTGGAGCGCATAGCTGGCAGGCCAATTGACCAAGGCTTCGAGTCATGGCAGATGCGCGAGGGTCACGTGCAAGAGCCGGAATGTCGCGTGGCATACGAGTTACGCACAGGAAACACAGTGATAGAGGTCGGATCAATCGCAACTGATGACGATGTGTTTTTGTACTCACCTGATGGACTGGTTGACGACGATGGCCTGGTAGAAATAAAAACCCTACTCAGTGCAGACAGGATTTGCTCCATCGTTGGCGATGGCGATATTTCTGATTTTGTTGACCAATGCAATTTTGGCTTGTGGCTCACGGGGCGCAAATGGATTGATTTGTGTATCTGGGTGCCTGCGCTGGCAGAGATAGGGCTTGATTTGACTGTCCACAGAATCACGCGAGACGAGGACGCAATTGCTGATATGGAGCGTGACCTTGTTGATTTCGCGGAGCGGGTGAACGAACTGGAACGCAAGTTGCGCACAAAAGCAAAAGGGATTTGAAAATGAACTTCATAACGATAACTGGCAATCTGGGCAAAGATGCCGAAAAAAGGTTCCTCCCAGACGGAACTTCGGTTCTGTCTTTTTCTGTGGCCGACAGCCAGGGAAAGGACAAGCCCGCTATTTGGTGGGATTGCGGATTGTTTGGCAAACGCGCAGATTCACTGGCGCAGTACATGCGCAAAGGCCAGCAAGTCACAGTAGTCGGCCAGGTGTCGGAGCGTGAGTACACAACCAAGGATGGCGTTACAAAGAAAGCGTTCAGCGTGCGCGTCCAAGATGTTGCACTCCAGGGTGGAAAGCGCGACGACGAGGGCGGTGGAACCGGCTACGCGCCGCAGTCGCAGCCATCGGCACCACAACAACAGGCTGCGCGAACCGCATCGGCATTAGCGGATTTAGACGATGAAATTCCTTTTTGAGGCACCCATGAAAAAACACACCGATGAACTGATGGACTGGTATCTGAATGGCAGCGCCGCACCAGTCGCAGAATCACCAGATCCGCTACAAGCCCTGCGCGACCTGGCGCAACTCGTGGCATGGCAAAACTTTGGCGAGTGCAGGGGGTATAGCTACCGTTTACTGACACCACACCAGGCACTGAGTAACGCGCGCGCGGCGATTGAGAAAACCGCCAATCTGCACGACTCGCTCATGGCCATCGCGGCGCATCATGAAGAGCAGCGCGAACTGTGGGCGACGGACTGGACGGCAGATGACGATGACCACACCGACTATCACCGGGAACGTCGTGATTTTGCGCTGCGGGCTATTGGGATGCATCCGACGGAGGAGGAAAAAGCACGTGCTGCGATTGCTCAAACCGTGGAGGTTGCGGGATGAAGCTGAAAACAATAGTTGGAGATACGCTGTGGTATGTGAATGATTTTTCTGATGAACAACGGGAAGTCATTGTTAGCAAGATTGGCAGCAAGTGGATTTATTTTGACGATGACCAACGACGATGTGAATATGACGGAAACGTAGATGGCTGGGGCGGTAGATGCTATCAAAATAGAGCGTATTATGAAGAGCAAAACGCGATCATGATTGCATGGAAGGATCTAGCGAAATACATTCTGAAAACTCCACGTCCCCCATCAGGGATCACTATTGATCGGATCAAGCAGGCCCGTGCGTGGCTGTTTGGAGGCGAAAATGAAACCAAGTGAAATCACAGCAGGCAAAACCTACTCGAACCGTGGGAAAGGAACGACAAAACGCACGGTGATTGAAATTGGCGAGAGGCACCGCCCAAAACATTATTTTGGGAGTCTCAGACCACTTGAGCCATGCGTGCTGTACGAACAGGATGGAAAACGTGATGTGCTGTATTTGAGCAGCTTTGCAGCGTGGGCAGGAAGGGAAGTTGAAGCATGACAAGGATCACCAAACGAAACGAAGACGTACTGCGGGCTTTCATTGGAATGAAAGAGGCTGGGATTTACGAACTGCGCGAGCACTTTGGTATCGACATAAAAAACTATCTATACGCGCTGCATAAATGCGGATACATCAAGGTATCTCGCACCGTCAGACGACAGATTGCATGTCAAAAACCTGAGCACAAACCCTGCATGCGGGATATGCACATGTACGCCATCACAGATAAGGGGCGGTTGTTGCTGCAAAACCTTGACTTCCCGCCCGCCCGCCAGATGCAGGCGCTCAAGGTGCCGGCGAAGCGGCCACAGCCGAAGCCACAGCCAATGAAGTCACCACCGCCGCCAAAAGAAGCGAATCTTCACCAGATGCAGAGTTTCATTGTCCCGATGCCTACTTCTGGCCATCGGGTGATGATGGCCGAAATCGACGGACGAGAAGTAAAAATCACGTATGGAGCTGGTTTTGAGTACGAGAAGTACCAGCCTGCGCCGGATCGGTCGCGGAACTACACGCCGAGGCCAATCAGGGGGATATTGGCATGAAAAGGATAAATCAGGATTATGCGTAAAACATCAGCTTACGCCCGCAAAAAGGCGCACAAAGACCATGGCACAGTCACATACCGGATTGGTGATTTTGTCATTGCACGCGCGAAACAGCGACTGCATGGCATTGACAACGTAGTAGCGCGCTGCACCCCGTACAAGGACAACCAGTTTTTTGATTGCAAAGCCATCTTGGTGCCGATACACATGGCGCTAGAGGGGTTTATTCGCCGCACGGTGCCACCGGAAGACCGCGAATCCTACAACGCACTGGCGTTTGCGCTAAATGAAGCGAAAGCGCGTTATCTTGACATCGGAGGCAAAGGAAATCCGGCTATCGCGTTGCTTGACAAAGCAGCAAATGCGCTGGAAAGAACGCTCGAAAGGTATCGAAAAATCGGCGAATGGGGGCTTGATGGCCCTGCGATACAGGAACTGACGGATGGCGTCAGTCTGTACGAGGATGTGCTACTAGCCAGCAGCCCGCAACAGATGCACGATGCAGCGATGACATCTTTACGATGGATAACGATGCAAGATGCAGAAAACAAACAAGCCGCCTGATAAGCGGCTTTTTTAATGCCAAAAAGAGAACGCACACCATGAAACTAGTACTCGGAAAACAAGATTTTTATGAATACCCGCTGATGCTGAAAAACGAAAACGGCACAGTCCTCGGTATCAGCATCAAAAACAAAGAGCTGTTTTCCCCACGCTCGCAGGAAATGAAAATCCTCAAGGACGGCCTGCGGGGTATTGCCGTCAAGCTGGATGCGCTGGCGAAAGAGAAGTATGCGGAGCATCAATGAATAAAGAACCAACTTGCAAGCAATGCAAATACAAAACGGCAGATCATTACTGCACACACCCGCAGACGCAGGGTAAAAACGGCGAAAGGTATTTCGCGCGTCATGTGTGGTTTGTCAGTTACAACGGGCGAGAAAAAGACTACTGCGCTGGCAGGTATTTTGAAAGCGCGGAAGGGGTAAGAGTATGAGGTGGTCTGACGCTGAGATTGCGTTACTACGCGATACATACCCACACCATACCGCACAGCACGTTTCCGATCTTCTGGGACGCGGAATCAAAAGCGTCTACTGCATGGCCCACATTCTAGGAATGAGCAAGAGCGCAGAGTTTTACGAGTCTCAGTTATCAACAAGGATAAAACGCGGACAACAGCATCCGTCCATGGTGGCCAACCAATTTAAGCCTGGACTCGTCCCATGGAATAAAGGCATTCACTTTGTATCAGGTGGGCGCAGCGCTGAAACCAGGTTCAAGAAAGGCCAAATGTCGGGCGCGGCGCAGCATAACTACGTTCCGATCGGGACACTGCGCATCAGTAGGGGCGGATACTACCTCGAACGCAAGATGACAGACGATCCATATCTAAAGCCAACGATGCGCTGGACGGCAGTACACCGGCTGGTGTGGCAGGACGCGCACGGCCCAATCCCTGCCGGCCACATCGTTGTATTCCGGCCAGGTATGAAAACAGTAGTCGAATCGGAAATAACCATAGACCGGCTGGAGTGCATCACCAGAGCAGAAAACCTGCGCCGCAACGGCGTATGGCGCGACCCGGAACTGGGGAAACTTTATCAACTCAAAGGGGCAATTGCCCGTCAAGTAAACCGCATCAAAAAGGAATCAGCATGAGCAACCCCCACATTAACCAAGTACGCCAGTCCTTGCTGGACACATTAGCCGACCTGCGCAACAAACAGCAACCGATGGATATTGAGCGGGCCAAAGCCGTGGCGCAGGTTGCCAGTGTGCTGGTGGACACCGCTAAAGTGGAAAACGACTACCTGCGGATTACCGGCAACGACCAGAGTAATTTCATGCATCCGGCTGATGAAATGCTCCCAACAGCTTCCAACCCGTTCCCGTCCGTCACCCGACACAGGTTGCAGGGGTGATGGCACCATGAACTACGAAACACGAATCACTCAGGAGCCAGTAAATTGCAGCGACTCAGAACTATGCACCTTTTTGCAGGCGCTGGCGGAGGGATTCTTGCCGACGTTTTACTCGGACACCAGCCAGTCTGCGCAGTCGAAATCAATGAGTATTGCCAGCAAGTCTTATCAGCGCGGCAAAAAGACGGTTTTATTCCATGGTTTCCAATCTTTGATGATGTCACGAAATTTGACGGACGACCATGGCGCGGACTCGTTGACGTTGTGGCCGGTGGATTCCCGTGCCAGGATATTAGCGTCGCTGGAAAAGGCGCAGGAATCGACGGAAAGCAAAGTGGGTTATGGTCAGAAATGGCGCGCATCATTGGCGAAGTTCGACCCAGATTCGCGTTCGTGGAAAACAGCCCAGCTCTCGTTAATAGAGGACTCGGACGAGTCCTCCGTGACTTGGCCACGCTCGGGTATGACTGCCGATGGACATTGTTGGGAGCTGCAGATGTTGGGGCACCGCACAAACGTGATCGGTTCTGGCTTGTGGCGGACTCCGAGTGCCAGCGTAGTGGACGCGAAATCGTCAGTGGTGAAACTGACAGGTCGCACACCGAAAGATCCGCAAGTTGGACTAGCAGACCAAATAATGGCAGCGGAGCGCCACATGTGGCCAACACCAACAGTATGCGGGAACAACAACCGGAAGGGCGTCAGTGCTACGTCGGGCGACGGATTAGCGACTGCGGTGAGAAAGTATCCGACACAATCTGCAACGGACGGACAACGAGGTGGAGTGATGACCGCCAACATGACGGGGAAAAGCCTGACACAAGTAGTGAATTCTATGGAGCGTCAAACGTTTGCGACACCAATAGCAAGGGATTGGAAAAGTGGGAAATCCAGTCAGAAAACCATAGATCGCAACTCCAGGCCATTGAGCGAGCAGATTGGTGGACAGATGAACCCGACGTGGGTCGAGTGGCTAATGGGGTGGCCAACAGGGTGGACAGACTTAAAGCCCTTGGAAACGGGCAAGTCCCATTGTGCGCCGCAACGGCATGGCGCATGCTCACAAGTTGAAAAAGTGACGGTATGAAAGAGCGCTCGATCATATTCTCTGGACCAATGGTGTGCGCTATTTTGGCCGGAACGAAAAAGCAAACGCGGCGTGCGGCGCCAATCGCCTGCCTGGATATAAATCGGCATAACTCCAGAGTGAATTCATGGATAGGGGGATATTGACATGAGCGACACAATACATCTGCGCATCAAATCCAAAGGATACAGCCTGACGGTAATGCCTAACGTTGAATCCGATGCAAAAAGTATGGGGGATGATGTTCGCATACTGGCAAAAGCATGGGCGGAACACTTTGGGCTAAAACCCGTGTCTGTTGAAAAATCCGAGGTCGAATTCATTCTGAAAAGCACGCTTGATTACATCGAGCAGCTTGAAGGCGTTCTTGAAGGCTTGCAGGCTAACCCGGATACACCGGATGATTTGCTTGAGGAAATTGAAAGGGTGTTGAGATGAACGCGCAACCTACACCCGATCCCCGGCTGATTACGTGCATCATAGCTCTGAAAAGGTGCGCAGCAAAATTCAGGCAGTACCGCGCACATCACCAGGAAAAAGGGGACATTGCGAAATATGAAGCCAATGACCAAATGGTGAAGCTGTGCGAGAAAGCCATTGCCAAGGCAACGGGAGGAACAGCATGAGCAAACCGGAACTGATTAACGACCTGCGCGCGCTGTGCACGCACATGCTGGATGTCGCATGCAAGCTGGATGTTTTCTGCAAATCTGATCCAGTTCCAAAGGATCATGCGATCCAATTGCATGGCGTAGCGTGTGCCATACACGAATGGATCGACAACATTGAGGACGATGGGAAATGACGCCCTGGCTTACAGACCAAGAAATAAACGACCTATGCGATGGCCTGCAAAACAATGCTGCCAAAATGCGGCATTTGCGCGGCATGGGGCTGGTGGTCAATCGCAAACCCAATGGTCGCGCGCTGGTCATGCGTAACCATGCCGAATGCTGGACTCCCCCCTCAACAACACCCGCCCCGCCTCTACATGTAAGCGCACCCTGGCGGGTTTTTTATTTCTGGCTGGCACTTCGCAAGCATTGGAAAGTTTCGCCGCAGGCCGTTGGCCAGCCTGCTTTTTTCAACCACCCGAAAGGTAAATCATGAAGTCCATCACTTCAACCATGTCAGCCGCTGTCTTGTCTTGCGCTCTTGCCGCGCCAGCTTTTGCAGACAGGTACACACCGGCATACTTGCATTTTCTTGCAACCGAGGCAAACATCCTCACAGATCAGAGTGCTTTGGTGGAGATTGCGTCGATTTCAGCCGGGATGCTGTCGGCAGTTATCACGATGCAAGACATGGGCCTTGTGCCTCGCGCCGTATGCCCGCCGATCAAGGACGGCAAGCCAAACAATTTCACTGTGAGCTTCAATATGAATCAAATACTGCGCAAACAGAATCCATACGAGTTCCCTGACACCGATCAAGGCGGGGCAATGTTCGTCTATACGGCGATGGTGAAGGCGCATCCTTGCCGGTAGTGCAAATCATGGGCTATACTTGTGCCTGGTGCTCAACACACTTCTCCACAAGCGGCCCACATCCGCGCCCGAAAGTATGCGGTTTTTTTACGTCCACAGTTTTCTGTGGCCGGGTAGCGCGAAGGCCGAACAACAGCCAGCAATGGCTAAGGCTAAGGGCCGTCTTGTGGCGGTGTTGAAGTACCTGGCCGCCCCCTCAACAGGGGCGAAATTCAACTGAACCACAAGGATCAATCATGATCGAAACTGAAACCAACGGCACAACCACAACCGCCGTTTCTCAAATCGCGCCAGAACTGCAAATCATCAACGGGCATGTAACCACCACCAGTACGCAAGTTGCCCAGCACTTCAACAAGCGCCATGACACGGTGCTGCGCGCCATCCGTAATATGCTGGCAGAAATGCCAGAAGAACGTCGCCGCAATTTTGCGGAGACATCAATTGATGTGCAACAGCCAAATGGCGGTACACGCGCGGAGACATCCTACCGAATGACCCGCGATGGATTCTCGGTGTTGGCAATGGGGTTCACAGGGAAAGAGGCGCTGCAATGGAAATTTGCCTACATCGACGCTTTCAACAAGATGGAAGCGGCGCTGACGGCCCAGTTGTCAAGTAATCCTTTACAACTGCCATCCGACAAAATCACCCCAGCCCAAGCGCAACATCTGCGCGAGCTTGTGCAGTTGGTTGTTGAGTCTGGCAAGCAAACCCACGGAGAAACATGGGCACGCTTCCAGCGCAAATTCAAGGTAAACAGCTATCTGAACCTGTCACCAACGCAATTCGATGAAGCCGTTGCCTACCTGCAAGGCAAGATGGACGGGCAAAGCATGGCTGCACTGGTGCAGAAGCATTTTCCTGACGCCACGAAAATGGTCGCAGCACCGGCACAGGCAGAATTGAACCTGCAACCGGTCATTGATATGGAACGCATCCGTCAAACCATGGCTGCTGCCAACGAAGTTGCGGCCAAGGTGCAGTCGGTTGTGTTTTTTGAGCTTCTGAACGGGAAAAAGAACTGGCAGAATGAGCGCTGGTGCCTGTCGTTTTCGGCAGATGGCCGCAACGACACAGCTCCGCCAACGCCAAGGGCATGGCAGATTGAGAGTGATGCAGTCATCGCGCCGCTGCTCAAACTGGCGAGTGAGATTGGCAAAGAGGGCGGTGTTATGCTGGCGACAATCTCAGAACTGTTGGCGTTGAATTCGGCCAGTTCGCAGGCGTTGAGCCGTAGGCTGGCTGCCTGATTTCTCCGGTTTGAAACCGGAATAATGCCCGCTCAGGTAGCGGGTTTTTTACTGCTCGGATGCCGCCCGGTACGCATCCTGGCAGGCTTTCAAGGCGATTCGGATGGTGTCGGCGCGTTCTGCTTCGGAAATAGCCAGCTCTGCGTCCTCTCGATAAAGCTTGGGGCCAGAACACCATCCTCCACCATCTCCAGCGCTGGCAACCTCGGGCACGGCTGGGGCGCTGGGCCTTTCGGGACGACTGTGCAGGCTGGCAGTAAGACTGCGAACAGTAGTGTTAAGCCGTGCAAGTTCATTGTTTTTCTCCATCCGTAGTTTGTCCATGTTGCGCTGTAGCTCGGTTTCTTTGTCGCGCTGGGCTGTGATGATGGTTTCTTTCTCTGTGTCCCATTCAGCCCGGATAACTTGCTCACCATCCCTAACCCCCTGAGAATAGCCAGCGAGGAACGCGCTGATAACGACACACAGCCCGACAACCGGCCAGAGTATAGTCATCATTCCATTCGCTCCCCGAGGCACACCCGGCGCTCCATCTCGCGGCGCTTCGTCAGACCCGGCAGTCTGACTGACACGCCTGCGACACGGGCGTAGTCCCATCGTAGAAGCTGGTCGCATGCGGCCCGGTAGTTTCCTGCTGCCAGTAGCCTAGCCGCTGTTGAGCGGGTTGAGTCGCAGGCGATGTGCGGCCCGACGTTGAAAGATGCATCGCTGAAAGCCGCGAGTACGTTGATCGGTAGCCCTGGCCTGCACAAGTCCACGGTTGATACGGCATTTTGCATCTCCTTTGTCAAAAGAGCTTTGCACTCAGGCACCGTCCGAAAGTCGCCAATCTTCACGCCTGCCGTGCTGCCGAAGCAGATGGTGGGCAACCCCACAGGGTCACGGTAGGCGTACTGGCGTAATCCTTCAGCCGGAACTGCCAACGCTGTGGCAATCGCCAACGCTGCTGCCTTACGTTGTACTGGTGTCATTCTTTGCCGCCCTTACCTTGCGTATGCGCTTGCCATGTTTTACATGAGCAGTCGTCCGGTGCCTGCAGTTCTCTTATGGCTGCTTCTGCCATCTCAATGCGCGATTTCAACGCTTCTAGCTCGGATGCCATAGCATCCAGGACTCGCATGGCTAAAGTGATTTCCATCACAAGTTACGCCAAAAAAAAAAACAGCGAGGCCGAATAAGACAGAACACACGCACAACACCAAAGCCACAAAAAGCCACTCAGTCAGCGCTTCGTCCATTTTTCGATCCTCCTAACAACAAAAACAAACCCAGTCCACCACACCACCACCACAGCGCAAATGAACCGCTGGCCGGTTGTGTGTTGGTGGTGCATCTCAGAACCTTGGGAACGCCACGATTAGTGCAATTGTGGTGATGCAGATATAGGTGATTAGTGATGTATCCATCATTTCGGTGGCCTGAGTGCCTGCCACAAGCCGACGATTGCAACAGCCGGAGGTACAACCCACATGACGATGCGGCGCAGCCATTTGCCAATCCATGCGACCGCGTGGAATAGTCCTTTGCCCATTTGCACAATTTCAAGCACCTCGGCTGTTGCCTGGATGTTTTCTTT